AAACTACTTTAATCCTTCTACAATTATCGGAGGATTAACATATATTAAACTATCTGCTGTTCCTTCTAACCAAAGTGCTATTGCTCCAGGAAGAAATGAAGCATTAGAATTTGACCTTTCTCAATCCAGATTTAATATTGTATATACAGATGCGTTGAACTAATGTCAGTACATAAAGATAAAACCTTACTAGATAATAATCGAACGTTGCTTAATCTTCAAAGGTCGGAGGTTGAAAGAGCATTACCTGAACACATTAGGTCGGAGTACCCTAATCTTTTAAAGCTATTTGATTATTATTACGAATGGTTGGACTCTGCAGACAACTTTGGGGGGATGATCCATCAGCTCTATAGAAATAGAGATGCAACCCAGGTTCCTGATAGGCTATTGGAATTCCTAGAAGATGAATTACTATTAGGTCAATCATACTTTGGCGGGTTCCAAAATAAAAGAGAAGCTGTTAAATTTAGTAACCTACTATACAGATCAAAGGGAAGTAAATATAGCATTCAACAGTTCTTCCGTGGATTCTTTGGAATTGACCCGACTATATCCTATCCGAAGGAACAGATCTTTAAAGTTGGACCTGAGATAGATTATAGTAAAGATAGTATTAACTTGGCCGGACAACAGATTAAGGTCGAAGCTTCCAAGATTGGTCCTGAATCTAGAAAGTATATTACTGACGATAAACTATACCAAGTTATGTCGATTCTTATTAGGTCTAGTATTCCATTTGAGCAATGGAGAGATGTTTATAAACTCTTTGTTCATCCTGCAGGCGTTTATGTTGGCGGTGAGATTCTACTTGAGCTAGTTAACGTTGACTGGAATAATATAGAACATAATCCTTTACTAGACAACAATGGTGCTATTGATTACAGACAGGATGAAAAAGGTGATGATCTAGAGAGCTTGCTGAGCTCCGAATTTGAGGGTGATTTTGCCCTTACAGCTGACTTCGATGTAACTCTAATAAATAAAGGAGATGGCACCATCGGGATGCAACGTCAAAGAGTCGATCAGACATTTGTCAACGTCGAAACCCTTACCCTTGATCAGATTGACAACGGATACGATATTAGAGAACTACTATCACCGAACTCAGTCACAATGGATGACTCTGATACTCAGACTACTGCAACACCAGATGCGGTGAACTTCTCACAGGATCTGGATCCTGATGTTAGAATCGGCGTATCTACATTCGATGAGCATACCTATAGTACATTGTTCGATTCAGCATATAACTCTGCGGATTCTGCTAATTATCCGTTTTAACATATATAAATACTTTTAGTTTAAAAGAGAGCTAGATATGGCAAGAGAAAATATTAACACCGGCACAATCGCTAACGACGGAACTGGTGACAGTTTAAGAACTGCTGGTGTGAAGATTAATAATAATTTTACAGAACTATATAGTCTGTTAGGAGGTGATGCCGGTGGTGCTGGTACTACAAGATTGACCGATAGTGGATTAACTATTATTGGCACTAGCTTCAATACTTTAATCGGGGCCGTTGATCCTGGATCAGAGGTTGATATTGATTTTCCCGCTGAATCTGGAACGGTCTTAGTTACATCAGCAACCCAAACAGTAACCAATAAGACTATCAGTGCTGATGACAATACCTTTTCTGGCATCGCCGCTTCTAGCTTTGTACTATCGGATGGATCCGGTAATATTGATGGTTCAGCTGCGCAAAAAACTATTCCGACGGGTGCAGTTATTGGGACAAGCGATACCCAAACTATGTCTAATAAGTCATTGATTCGTCCAAGGATTGAACAATGGCTAGCAGACTCAGCAGGTCTTCCAGTAATCTCTTTCAATCCGCAGTCCAGTACGACTAACAGAATTAAGGTAGATAATGCTAGCTCAGGCTCACCTCCCATTATATCTGCAGTAGGATCAAGCGATACAAACATTCACCTATACGTTGATGCAAAGGGAACTGGTTCGACTAAATCCAATAAGGTGGCTTACGGTACTCCAGCAAATTTAACTACAAACGATACTGCAAATATCAGCCAATATGGTAACATCGTTTTAAATGCTAGCTCTTTGACAGTCACGGTTCCGAACGGTACATTAAGTGGTGAAGTAAAAATATTCACTAACATCAACGCTTCTAATGCAACAGTAGATCCTACATCCTTTAACCAAGGGTCAGATATTACTTTGGCGCAATATGAAACGGTAACTCTAGTATGGCACAACTCTAGCTGGTTCGTAACTGGCGGCTACGGGTACACAATTAATCCATAGGACTTAGGCAATGGTAGCAAAGATTACAGATAAATTAAAGAAACAATTAGTTCAACAGATATTTGACGAGGCCACTGGTGTAAAGTTAGGCGACTCTGATAATTACTTCTATGTTGCCGTTGGACGTTCACAATCATGGGATGATGATGCCAATCCAGATGTTCCGTTTCCTTATGATCGTGAGGAAAAACTATTTAGATATAATCTGCAATCTTTAAAAACATTCTCTTCACATTCTTTCGTAGTATCCATGGAGGGTAAAGATTGGTCTAGTGGTTCTGTATATGTAGGATACAGTGACGCATCCACCGGGCAATCAGCTAACTATTATGTTAGGACTGATGATAACAACGTATATGTTTGTATTAGGCAAGGTAAAAACGCTGACGGATCTCCTAGAACATCAGTGGATAAACCAAATCATACTGATACAACGCTGCTACAAGAAACCAACGACAAATATATTTGGAAATACCTGTACACTATCTCAACAGCAGATGGTAACAACTTCCTAACATCAAACTTTATGCCAGTTAAATATGTGGACTCTGCAGAGGCAACCGATCCATATTTTGGCCAATATACTATTCAGAACGCAGCCGTGCCGGGCCAAATTGTTGGCTATAGAGTTCTAGAAACAGGCTCTGGTTATACAACATCTGACACTGTTACCGTTATTGGGGATGGGTCTGGTGCTACCGGGCATGTTATTCCTGATGGTACTGGAGGAATTGCTGCGGTAGAGGTTGGAGATAGTGCAAGAGCTGGTTCAGTTGGATTTGGAGATATGGCTGCATATATGGGCAGCGGATATTCGCAAGCTAATGTAACTATTTCTGGTGGATCCGGAGGTAAGGTCGTACCAATCTTTGGACCAAGAGCCGGTTTGGGTGCTAATCCAATCGATGATCTAAGATCCACTGCTATTATGTTCAGCGTTAAGCTAGAGATTGAAGATGAGTTTGAAAACGGTGGAAAGTTCCTAACAGGTAACGACTATCGTCAGGTAGGAGTATGGAAGAACCCAACACAGTATGGTAGTTCTACCCCATTTACTGCTACTTCGGGGACTGTAGCTAAAAAGCTAAGATTAACTGCTATACCATCTCAGATTGCTTATCTAAATGATACGACTGTCACTGGTACAAGTACAGCCCAAGCCTATGTAGATTACGCAAAAGATTCAGACATTTGGATCCACCAGACCGAAGAAACAGGATTTACGGATTTCCAAATTGGTGATACACTTACACTAGATCCGGCATCAACTGGAGATACTCTTACGGTTGATACTATTACTAATCCGGACGTAGATCCCTACTCTGGCGAGATCTTATATATTACTAATATTGAACCTATTATTAGACAACCCGACGGAACGGAAGATCTAAAAGTTATTATAAAGCTCTAAGGATAGAAAATGGCAACTAATTTAAATAACACGACATTCTTGGCAGAATATAATGATGACTATAGAGATAGCGATCATTATCATCGTATCCTTTTTAATAATGGTAGAGCTTTGCAAGCCCGAGAGCTTACACAGTTACAGACTATTATTCAGAAAGAGTTAGAAAGGCTGGCCAAATTTATTGTTACTGAAGGAGCTATATTTAATGCTGGTACAAACATAGCAGCGGGTACAGAATCTCAAGCCTTTACATACCTAATAGTCGACTCCCTTCCAGTAAACTATTCTGAATTAATCGGGACAGAAATCGATAACGGTGAGACCTTCGCAGAGGTAAAAAAAATCATACCAGCAAATACTGATGTAGGGGATCCTAACAACGTCGTAATTGTAAGATTGACTAGGGGTAAGACTGGGGGATCAATTCCCAGTGTTAATCCTTCAGAAATAGCCAACTTTGCATTGGGTGATATTCTTGATACGACACTTGGATCTGGGGTTCTTACTATTAAACCTGATGCTGGATCTATCGGGTCAACCGCTATGGTGGAGGTGCCAACATTTAATACGTACGCTGGCGGTCACTTACTGTTTGTAGAGGCGCAATCAATTGTTATCGGGAAATATACCGCCACACCAACAGTTAAAGTAGGGTTTAAACTTAGTGAACAAATAGTCACAGCTAGTGACAATATAGCATTGTATGATAACTCCGGTGCTACACCTAACCTTACCTCACCTGGTGCGGATCGTTTGAAAATCACTTTGACCTTAACAACTGCAGATAAGATCGTGGCTGGTGAAACATTCTATGAACTCTATGATATTGTAAATGGGGTTGCAGAGCTTACTAATGATTCGAATAAAATTTTAGCAGAGGTTGGTGGGATTTTAAACGAAAGAACTAGTAGTATTACTGGCGACTTTATTGAACAAAAGGCTGGTGGTAGCTTTGGCGTAACTATTAATAAGGATAGTGCCGATGATAGATTTCTTTCATATGAGATAGAACCCGGTACGGCCTTTGTTAATGGTAGAAGAATAACTAGAAATTCCAAGAGCTTTATTAGAGTTGCAAAGCCTAGAAGTCTAGAGTTTACAGGTACTTATGAGGATGTTTTAACAAAATCAAATGAAGTAGTAAATGCCAAATATGGTAACTATTTCCTTGCAGCTGTCAATGATACACTAGGAATGGTGGATCTAGTAGACACATTAAGTACTGTTAATCTATATCCAAATACAACGTCGGCATTTGTATTCGCTGACACGCACTCGTACGGTACGGCGCGTGTGAGAAACGTAGACAAAGTTGGCGATTTCTATAGAATTCATGTATTTGACCTGAATATGGATTCTGACGG